CGGTGCATCGTTTGCTGGTGTTATCAAGAATACCCGTATGAAGGTATTCGTTGATCCGTATTCTGGTGCAGCTGGTACACAGAAACAATTTTGCCTCATCGGGTACAAAGGACAATCAGCCTGGGACGCCGGTCAATTCTATTGCCCATACGTGCCACTGCAAATCGTGCGTACCACCAATCCCGCTACCATGAGTCCCGTGCTCGCATACCGTATGAGGTACGGTATGTCTCGCCATCCATTTTGGGCAGGCACTGGGCGTACCAATGCCTACTATCGCATTTTCGCTGTGCGTAATCTGTTGGCTTAATCTGCTAATCTGATGATAAGTAAAGGCTCCTTCGGGAGCCTTTTTCATTTGCACAAGAAAATTTTACATTAACAACATGTGGAATTACAATTTTCTAATTTGAACTATGAAAGACCGAACTCCTTATTTTTACATCATTGAGCATGTTGCTTCTGGAAAACGTTACGCCGGTTGCCGTTATGCTAAGGGCTGTGACCCAGTAGAGTTCATGACCGAAGACGGTTATTGCACCAGTTCTAATTTAGTCAAACAAACCATCAAAGAAGAAGGAATAGAATCTTTCAAGATAGTTGAAATTAAAACGCAAGATGAAGTTGGTGATGTATACAAATATGAGACAGAATTTTTAGTTAAAAACGATTGTGCTGCATCTGATAAGTGGTTAAATTTGCACAACAATACAGTGATAGCTTTTGGGTCAGTAGAATTTAAGACTGCTATGCGCACTAAGTATGGAGTTGAGACCCCATTTCAATCTGAAGAAATTCGAGAAAAATCTAGACAAACAATATTGAATCATTATGGAGTTGATAACGTATTCGCATCACCTGAAATAAAAGAACTAATAATTGAAATACACAGACAAAATCATGGTGTAGATTATTATGTACAATCTGATGAATTCAAAGAAAAGTGCAAACAAACAAACTTACATAATTGTGGGTATGAATACAACCTCAAGTGCCCTAAAACTAAAGCAAAAATAGTTGAAACGAATTTGAAAAAGTATGGCCAGACGAACTATCTTAAAACTGAAAAGGCGAGGTCGAATGTGTCTACCCAGAAGATAAAAGAATTCGAAAACAAAATACATGTTCGAATACTTAACGGAGATTACTCATGTTTCGAGTACTTATACGATACGATAGATCATGTGTTTCTTTCTGGTGTCATAAATTCATTGAACCGCAAAATGAAGAACAGATACATAAAAATTTCAAGCGCAAAGAACTACATACGGTACAAAGATGAATCAACAGGTAAAATCTATAGCATAGATACCGATCATTTCAATAACCCTGTAATAGATTTTCTAACTCAAATTCCGTATAACAGAAAAGGCGCCCGTAAGAAAAATTTTACATCACATACCTAATGATTTAAAATTTAAATTTTCAAAGAGGTTTAGTTATGGGTTATTTGACAGAAGAATCGCTTTATCACATTTTGGTTGAATGGTGCGGCTTGGATAATGTTGAACGCCAATCTAAATTGGGTAAACTTCGTGTAGATTTTAAAATCAAAACACCCAATAAAAGAGTTGTGTACGTTGAATTCGATGGACATAAACATTTCACTGATGCAAACCAAATAGATAGAGACAATGAAAAGAATTCTAAACTAAAGAATCTTGTTCGAATTCCTTACTTCATCCAATTAAATCAATCTACGTGGAATTGGTTTTTCAATGAAGCAAACTTGGGTCTAATTGATTCTAAATTCCCGCATGGTTTTATTTCAAAAAATCTGACATTACCTGCATCTTTTTGCATTGATGGCGTTGCTAGGTACTTCAAAATCCTAAATGATTTACGTGAATATGATATGTCTAACGTGGCAGATGAAATAATCACATCGGTGATCAATTACAAATCGCGAGGGCGAAAGTACATCTACGACATTGCCGATCACGATGAATTGGTTCTATATGACGCCAATAAACTTAAAGTACACGATACTGTCTACAAATTGACGGATAGAATTAACCCTATTGTGTTCAATCGTTGTTTATCAGACCTAGATGAACCCGTAATCACGCGTGTTGCTAATGCTTTCGTTGTGAATACTCCAAGGTGGTACGATTGTGGTATGCTTAGCTATCTGTCATCTGTTGGATATGAAGGATTGGGCACAGTAATTGAAGAACTCAATCAAAACCCACAAATACGATATGCGGCTATTGCATTGTCAATAGCCGTTGACATTAAGGAATTCTAAATGGATTGCGCATACAACACACTACAAAGTAATAAGTTTCTTTTCCGGTTGGACAGGATTCCAGAAACTAGTTTTTTCGTAACCGAAGCAGAGATTCCTAGCATCTCTATTCCGATGATCGATTCTCCATACCAAGGAGATTCAACGAACAGTTACCCTGGTTCGTCAATTAGTTATGACACAATGTCGATAAGGTTTCAAGTTGACGAAAACATGTCCAACTGGCTAGAGATTTACAATTGGATGCATGCGATTGCGTATGACCGCCGCGACACGACTGACTTGGCAAAACAATACGTCAGTGACGCATTCATGTCTACGCTGACGAATAACTCCAACGTCAACGTGAAACTCAAATTCACTGATTGTTATCCCATCAGTATGGGCCAAATTAGTTTCTCGACACAGGAAGAAGCCGCCCCTGTTTTTTGCAGTCTAACTCTGGCATATACACGTTATTATGTTGAACCATGATGAACTGATGAAGATGTGGGAATCTGACTGTCGCATCGATTCCAATAAACTGTTGGAGACGATGTATAGTCACCCAATGCTCCATTCGAAATACCTACAGATTCTTCTCGATTACAAAGTACGGCAGCGTAAACTAACGCTTAAATTCCAAAAACAACGGCAATTCAAGACGCGTTATTACAATGGGGAATTAACGAAGGAAGAACTTGATTCCGCGGAACTTAAGCAGTATCAATTCAAGAAACCGTTAAAATCAGAGATGGAGACATTGCTTGATGCAGATCATGAACTCCAGATGATCCAGGAACAGGTTCTTTACTTAGAATCCTTAATTCAATCTGCCGATAGCATCATGAAGGACATCGGTAATCGGTATTTCCTGTTTAAACATATCATTGAACAGAACAAATTCTTGGCAGGTGTATGATCAACGTTAGAAAAATAAACAATAGTTACCTGTATGTAGAATGCGATGCCGGTGTTGAGATGGAAATCAGGGAAAAGTTTCAGTTTGAAGTACCTGGTTGGAGATTCACACCCAAAGGTAGAGCTGGTATTTGGGACGGGAAAATATACCTCTATGACATCGTCCGCCACCGCCTGCCATTTGGGTTGTTTCACCATCTCCAGGAATTTGCAGTTGAACGCGATTATGAACTTATCGCAGATAAGTCGATTCAATCAAAGGAATCATATTCCATCGATGATGCGAAGGAATTCATGGATAAGTTGCGGTTGCACTCTAGAGGAAAACCCGTTGAATACCACGACTACCAGTTGAGGGCATTCCACATTGCGATGACGGATAAACGCGGCATTTTCCATGCATCAGTTGGTGCAGGAAAATCGATGATCATTTACTCAATCGCTAGATGGTTGCAGTCAATGGGTAAACGAATGCTGATCGTCGTCCCAACGATCTCGTTGACTAGCCAGATGAAGTCTGATTTTGCTGACTATGCATGTGTTGATAAAGAATGGTCGGTAGATGATAGTTGTCATATCATCAAGGGTGGAGCTGATAAGAATACCGATAAACCAATCGTCATATCTACGTTTCAGTCAATATACAAACTAGATGCTAAGTGGTTCAACTCATTCGATTGTATCTTTGGAGATGAGGGTCATAAAATCCAGTCTGCAACGATATCTAACATTTATAATCTGGCGTCTGACGTCGAGATGAAGCTTGCATGTACTGGTACTTTGCATGATACAAAATGTCATATCCTTGCGATGCAAGCTCTGACTGGAAAAGTCCATGATATTGCAACGACAAAGACTTTAATTGATCGTGGTGTATTATCTGAGTTGAAGATCAAAGGTATTGCGCTCACATGGAACCAAGATATTTCAAAAGCGATAACTGCAAAGAACGTACAGTACGAAGATGAGATCAATTTTATCGTCACAAATGAAAAACGCAACAAGTTCATTACGAACCTTACATTACAAACTACAGGTGTCACTCTAGTTGTTTTTCGTCTACGTTCACAAGGAGAACGTTTGTATGAAATGATCAAGGCAAAATCCAATAATCGAGATGTTCATTATGTCGCCGGTGATGTAGACGGATCTGATCGTGAAGATATCCGGCAGTCTGTATTTGTAAATAAGTCAGATGATATTCTGGTCGTTAGTTATGGGACGTATTCCACTGGTGTGAATCTGCCTAATATCGAGAACATCATTCTTGCACATCCAATGAAATCGAAGATAACGATTCTTCAGACAGTTGGTAGAGGACTGCGTTTGCATGAAGGTAAAACAAATTGCACGCTTTATGATATCGCAGATAACATGACGTATAAATCCAGAGTTAACACGACATTCCAGCATTACGGTGAACGGATCAAAATGTATTTGCGTGAAGGTTTCAAAATGACAATGAAGAACGTGGACTTCAAATGATAATGATTTTCAAATTGAGTAGTGGTACAGAACTTATGGCGGACGTCCATCACATTGATGAAGACGGAACTACATACGTGTCAGACGTACTAGAAGTGGTGACTGAATCCGTCATGACTCACGAAGGCCTTAGGCTGCTAACATTACCAAGGCTCTATAGTACACACATCGGTCATGGTGAAGTTTTTGAACTGAACATGGCTGACGTACTTTCTGCCGTTGTTGCCGACGACGTGTCTGAGTCTTACTATGGCTTCACCTATCATGGCCTGTTGAGGGATGAAACCGCCAGGCGTGCAGGCTTCATTGAACTGGTTGCTAGACGTCTGTATGATCCAGTTGACGTGTATGCGACTCCAGAAGCCATCATGTGAACTAAAATTTTACATACACATCTGTTCATGATAGAATTAGATCATGAACAGCTACTACCTTGAACTAAGTTACGCAAAACGGCTGGGTTCCAGATTGGAGAGGCACCACCAAAAGAAAGTCTCCCCATATCTGGCGGCCGCCAGGTGTCCAGTCTGCGGCGATAGTCATAAGAACAAATCTAAGACTAGGTTTATCATATACGAGAAAAGCAAATCACTGAACGTATATTGTCATAACTGTGGCCTATCGACGACATTGATCAAATTCTTGAAAACGGATTACAAAGACCTGTTTGATGAGTATGTTTTTGAGAATTACAAACACTCAACAGTAGAAAAAGAAAAACCACCTGAGTTTATCCCACAACCAATTACGCCGTTGCTTACGACGTTAGATCTTCCGTTTCTAACGGATCTTCCAGATGATCATCACGCAGTTGAATACGTGCGATCCCGTCAATTACCAGATTACAAATTCCAGTACGCAGAACGTTTCTTTGAGTTCAGTGAACAGTATAAGCCTGAACTCAAAGAACGTAAGTCAAAGAAAGATGAACCTAGACTGATCATTCCGTTCTTTGACAAAACTGGTAATGTGTATGCATATCAAGGCCGAGATCTTTCTGGTAAATCGAGTCTGAAGTACATAACGATAATCGTAAACAAAACGATACCAAAAATCTTTGGTATATGTCAAGTAGATTGGAAAAAACCGGTTTATTTGGTAGAAGGTCCTTTAGATTCGTTGTTCCTTGATAACTGTATTGCGTCAGTCAATGCCAGCCTAAAATCAACAGCTTCTAAACTGCTTCCGCTGATAAATAAGAACCAATCAAAAATCACATTGATACTTGATAACGAACCACGAAATTCAGCAGTGGTTTCTGAATATGATAAAGCAATTGAATCAGGATTTGATGTTGTTATCTGGCCAGATACGATACGACAAAAAGACATCAACGAAATGATAATTGCAGGTTTGGATGTCAAAAAAATAATCTCTCAAAACATGTTTCGCGGTTTATCTGCGAAACTCAAATTTAATCAATGGAAGAAAACATGACTGTGCATGAACACAAACTGAAGAAGTCACTTATTCCAGTTGAACGTTATGCTGAACCGACAAAATTCGCGAACGATCAACTTCATATTATGTGGTTCCCTGATGAGTTGAAGGTTGAAAAAGACATTCAAGATATTTTGGTCAATATGACACCGGCTGAAAAACATGGTGTCATCACTACATTGAAGTTATTCTCGTTGTATGAACTATTCATTGGGACAGAGTTCTGGCGAGATAGGTTCACACAAATCTTCGAAGAACCAGAATTCCAAAAAATGGCTTCTGTGTTTAGCATGACTGAACTTGCAGTTCATGCTCCATTCTACAAAAAGATCAATGAATTGTTACATATCGACAACGAAGAATTTTACACTTCATATGTTCAAGATGAAGTTCTTCGTGATCGTATCGAGTTTATTCAAGATGCGTTGGATAGCAAGGACGACCTCCTCGCGCTAGGTACATTTAGTATGATTGAAGGTGCAGTCTTGTATGCAAACTTTGGGTTCTTAAAACATTTCCAGTCTCAGGGCAAGAACAAACTGATGACAGTGTGCCGTGGGTTGAACTTTAGCTTGCGGGATGAAAGTTGCCACAATTTGGCCGCGGCGTGGTCGTATAAGCTGAAATTGTCTCTGTCGAATCAAACTCAGTTAGAACTCGATCAACTGAAATCTGCTATCATAACGAACGCAAAAGTCCTGCGTGAACATGAACACCGGATTGTCGATATGATTTTCAGTGAAGGTACGATCGATGGTATTACCGACAAACAGTTGAAGAATTTTATTGACAGCCGAATCGACGAATGTCTTGTTCAACTAGGTTACGAAAAGATCTTCAATATCTTGTACAACCCTATTGCGGAGTGGTTCTATAAATCCATTGCAGACTACCAGTTCAACGATAACTTCACCGGTGTCGGTAACGCATATCAGCGTAACTGGGACGCAGCACAATTCACTTGGAACAACACATGACAGATTCAATTTACGAAAAACTTTCTAACCGTCGCAAGAAACTTCAAGAACAAGATTTGATTCCTAGCTGGTTCACGACCGCCGGCCTGCAGATGTTTGAATCTAAATATGAATACCAAACAAACGGACGGTCCGTCCGCGGTCAGTTCGAAAGAATTGCTGCGACAGCAGCCAAACATCTCAAAGGCACGAAGTACGAATCTCAAGCATATGATAAGTTCTTTGATTTGATGTGGAACAAATGGATGACGTTGTCAACTCCAGTATTTTGTAATATGGGTACTGATCGCGGTCTTCCTGTTAGCTGTTCTGGTAATTACGTTGAAGATTCGATTGACGGTTTTTACTCTAGTATGCGCGAGATCGCCATTCTAACCAAACATGGTTTTGGTACTGCGTCTTACCTTGGAGACATCCGCCCACGCGGCACCACAATTACAGGTGGTGGCAAAGCATCTGGCATTTTGCCAGTTCTAAAGAACCATGTGCAAGTCGCTCGTGATGTTAGTCAAGGTAATAGCCGTCGTGGCGCCTGGGCTGGTTATGTCCCAATTGATCATGGTGATTTTGATGAGGTCGCGAACTTCGCTGCGTCTGAACCTGATGACGTCAACATTGGTTGGAATATCAGTGACGATTTCATTGCTAAATTAAATGCTGGAGACCATGAAGCATTGCGCCGGTATCAAAAATCATTAGTCACCAAATTGACAGCCGGCCGTGGGTATTACATGTTCATGGATAAGATCAATCGCAACCGTCCACAGATGTACAAAGACCATAATTTAATGGTGAAATCTGGAAATTTATGTTCTGAGATCACGATCTTCTCGGACAAAGACCATACTTTCACTTGCGTCCTTAGCTCGATGATCGACGAAACCTATCCAGAATGGAAAAATACTGATGCGGTGTTCTGGGCGACGATCTTCCTTGACTGTGTTGCGGCTGAGTTTATTGAACGTGCAAAGAAAATTGATGGGTTGGAGAAAGCAGTACGATTTACAGAAAAAGGACGTGCGCTTGGTCTTGGTCAAGCTGGTTTACATACTTTGTTCCAGAAAGAACGTATTGCGTTCGAATCTCTTGATGCAATGTACATGTCTGTCGAGATCGCTGAACATATCAACAAAGAATCTTTGCGCGCTTCTCAGGACATGGCTATTGAACTTGGTGAACCAGAATGGTGTAAAGGGTATGGGGTCAGGAACACACACCGTGTGGCGATAGCTCCCACAAAAAGTTCAAGCGTACTCTTCGGCGGTATCTCTGAAGGTATCAACCCAGACCCTGCGATGACATATACTCAGACTACAGCAGCTGGTGAAATCGACCGCATCACACCAGTATTCCTTGAACTCATGAAAGAGAAGGGTGTTTACAACAAGAAGACCATTACAGATCTTGCTAAACACATGGGTAGTTGTCAACACGTTGACTGGTTAACAGATCATGAAAAACAAGTCTTCAGAACTGCATTTGAAATGAGCCAGGAAACGATCATTCGCATGGCTTCACAACGAGGTAAATACATCGATCAATGGCAGTCGCTGAACATCTTCTTTGCAGGCAACGCTGACCCTGCATATATTAGTAGAGTACATCAGATGGCATTCAATGATCCACGCATCCTTGGTCTTTACTACATCTATAGTAAAGCTGGAGTCCAAGGTAGTTCCGAATGTGTAGCATGTCAGTAATTTGAAATGACTGGACCGATCCCGATCAACGCACTAAAGAGACTGCTTGTTCTGCAGGATCGGTCCAGTTCTTATGGAAATTTGACCGTAAATGGTGTCACTTATCGCTTCAAACTGGATTCATACGGGTTTGTGATTTTGTCATCGATCGAAGTCATCCAGAATCTGTGAAAAACGCATTTTCTCCCAAAAACTCGCTTATAACTATATGATTTATATAGGTTTTTTTTCTTAAAAAACTCGTCAAATACGGTACCATTTGACGATGTGCGTTTTCTTAAAAAATCGCGGTTTTCACACAAAATGACTACGGTTGAAGCGGTATGATACAATAAGTCCATCGAAACAAATCGGGCTAACATGTTCTATCTCTACAAAATAGGCGATCAAAAAGTCGTCGTGGCTGCAGCATCTACAACTGTCGCTAAACACGGTTTGAATCAAAAATTTCCTGGCGCCTCCGCGACTTTGATTCATCTTGTCGATGACATGATTCAAGTTCAGGGTACACTCACGCTCGAAGCCGAAACCAAAACACTCGATTAAGTTATGCCTCAATTTTATACACCGGTTTTAAAAACTCACCAAAGTGGAATCAGTGCGAATCTGATTCTCAATTCAAGTCATGGTGATCGGTTCACTGATGATGATATGTTCACTTTTGAATTGGCGCTGCCACGGTTCATGCTACCAGAGCTGAACACTCATCGTGCAACGTCAAAGAATCTCCAGTCTTCTCGCGCCGTACCAATGAAGAAATCAATCCAGTTGGTTAGGGAGAACCCGTTCTTCCCAGTGCATTGGGGTAAGAACCAACCAGGGATGACGTCGAAGGAAGAATTCACGGGAGATGACCTTGCTGCAGTGAAGCTTCTTTATAAAGAAGCTATGGATCATACACTCGATGTTGCTGATCGTTTAGCTGCATATGAACCGCATAAACAGTGGGCATCGCGTATTCTTGAACCTTATGCATTCACTCGAGCTGTCGTTTCTTCGACATGGTCAGGGTTGAGCAATCTTCTTTGGTTACGCAACGATGATAGCGCTCAACCTGAGTTCCAAGTATTGGCTAAACTGATGATCGCTGCGATCAAAGAATCCAAGCCGATCGAACTGAACCCTGGCGAATGGCATTTGCCCTACGTGAAGACCGTCGTTCATCCTACCACAATTGTGGCAGCTACCACAATTGACTACCAAGACACAAATGGAAATTCGCTAACACTAGAAGATGCACTGAAAATCTCCGCATCATGCTGTGCTCAAGTATCTTATCGCAAACTTGACGACAGTTATGACAAAGCCATGGATATCTTCACGAAATTGTTCTCTGGTTCTAAATTACACATGAGCCCAACTGAACACCAAGCGACACCGATCGATGTTGAAGCTTTTGATACGACAACTCCATATCACTGGGAAGA